CGCGGTCTGGGATGACTGCTCGAGTTGCCGCGGGTGGGTTGAGCCTGTCCCGTGGTGGATGGAACTGGGCGCGGAACCAGCGGTCCAGCTCGAGCTACGGGAGGCCGCGTGAGCCCGGACGACTTCCTGACCCAGCTTCCCCGTGCTACGACCGCTGACGGGCACCACTGCCTCTGTTCCCATCGCCGCGACTGGCACCGCCACGGAGACGACGGGAGAGCGTGCATCAGGGCATGCGGGTGCTCAGCGTTCAGGCAGGACTCACGGGCACGGACTGAGGCGGTACAGGACGGGACAAGCGCAGCGACGGGAACGGACGGGTGATCGCTTGAGCCTTTTCCCGCCGTTCGCCGCCCGGGCTGGGACCGGGCGGCTCCGGCATGTCCGGGGGTCAGGAGTCGCGGGCGGCACGGCGCTTGGCGGCGCGTTCCTGCTCGGCGAGGTAGCGCGGCGTGGGCTTGATGATGCCGCGCCGGATCTTCTCGTCTTCGATGTGACGGCGGATGGTCTCGCGGGTGAGCCCGGTCTTCTCTACCAGGGCTTTCTGCTGCATGCCGAGCTTGTCCGCCTCGTACAGCGCGGCAGCCAGCCGAAGGGTCCGCTGCGCACGCGCCTCGTTCGACGCTTCGGCAACGGCCTCGAGCAGCTCAGTCATCGCCTTCTCCCGGTCCACGTAGTCATGATGCCACGCACATGTGGCCACATACATAGTACCATCCCTGCCACATTATTGGGCCTAGTTGCTTAGGCCAAAGTACTGTGGCATAGTGTGACCCGAGCCCCCCGGCTTCCCGAAGCCACTTGAACATCTGAAGCAACTCAACCCCCGAGAGGACGGCCGCTTTATGTCCCGCTGGTCACTGCCCGGCGAATACAAGGGGAAGTCGTACCGGTCTCACACCGAAACACGGTGGGCGATTTTCTTCGATGAGCTGAGCCTGGACTGCACGTACGAGCCGCAGGGTTTCGTCATCGACGGGACGGCCTACCTTCCCGATTTCATCGTTCGCGCACCCCTTGGCGATATATGGGTCGAGATCAAACCGGACTGGAAGGAAGACCCCGAGGGCGTGGCGAAGTGGCGGAAGTTCGCGGCGCAGCGCCCCCAGCCGTCGCGCACGGCACTGTTTGTTGGACTTCCCACCCCTCACATCAAGCCGGTGCTCATCGGTGGCGACGACACCGCCAAGGAGCCCGGTCAGGGTGGCTGGGAGGACGACACGCACGAGTGGCGACCATGCCCGATCGGTGAGCATTTCGACCTCGCGTTCCCAGGCCTGTTCTACGGACGGCTTCTCGAGGATGGCTGCCTGGCCGATCCGACCGACTTCGGCGGCGGCGGCGAGGCGAAGATTGCCGCGGCGTCAGTCGTCGCGCTCGCCTACCGCTTCGGCAAGAGTGGCACCGGCAAGGGCGAGCCGAAGGGAACGGCGGCCTAACTATGCCAGCGGGGGAACTCCATCTACAGCTGGCGGTGAACTTTCCGGACAACCGGAAGGTCCGCGCGCTGGTCCGCTATGGCCGCGAGGCTCGAGCGATCCGGGACCTGTACGTCCAGATGTGCCTGTACGCCAAGGGCAACCTCTCGGATGGGTTCGTGCCCGATGAGCAGGTAGGCCTGCTGGTCTACCCAGACACCGAGAAGAACGGCCGGCGTGACGCCGGCCGGCTGGCCGAGGTCGACCTGATCGAACGCTGGGAGGGCGGCTGGTATATCGCGGGGTGGTTCGACCGTAACTCGAGCCGTGATGACGTGCGCCAGAAGTCCGAGGCGAAAGCCCGCGGTGCCCGGCTGGCCAACCACCGGCGCTGGCACATTGAGCACGGCAACCCCGATCCCCGGTGCGAGTGGTGTCAGTCCAAGGATCAGAACACTGATCAGACTACTGATCCGAATAGTGATCAGACATCAGATCAGTCTCCGGAGTCAGACCGTGTAGGCCAAGTGAAACGGTCTGACTCCACAGAGTCAGAGTCATATACAGAGTCAGAGTCAGAGTCAGAAACAAAAGCTCGTGACCGGCAGAAGCCGGCCGTCAGCCAGAAGTCCATCGGCTCGGACGACGATCCTGACTTCTCCGCGTTCTGGGGCGTCTACCCACGCAAGGATGCGAAGGGGCAGGCCCGCGAAACGTGGCGCAAGATGGTCATCACTAAGAAGACCGACCCGAAGGACATCATCCTCGGTGCGGAGCGCTTCGCCGATGACTGCCACCGCCAGGCGATCGAGCGCAAGTACATCGCTCATCCGTCCACGTGGCTGAACGGCGAACGCTGGCTCGAGTGGAGCGATGAAGCGCTGGCCGCTAAGGCGGCAGAGGCTGCCGCGGCAGTCCGGCAGGTCCGTTCCAACTCGCCATGGAACAACTGATGGGCGCCAATGCGGACGTGCTCCGCGAGATCCTCCTGCCGAGACTTGAGGGCGTCAAGAAGTCGGGCGGCTCGTTCATGGCCAGGTGCCCGGCCCACGATGACTCCACGGCAAGCCTGTCGATCACCGAGGGAAAGACGCACCCGATTGTCCTGAACTGCAAGGCCGGCTGCGAGACCGCGGACGTCCTGGCCAAGATCGGGCTCACCGTGGACGACCTGTGCAAGCCGCAAGACGGCGAGGCGCAATCCCGCGGCGAATGGACGCCCTGTGGCGAGGCTGTCGCCATCTACGACTACGCCGACGAGAACGGCAAGCTGCTGTACCAGGTCTGCCGGACGGCGAAGAAAGACTTTCCGCTTCGAGTCCCTGACGCCACGCGCAAGACCGGCTGGCGCTGGAGTCTCGGCGACACCCGCCGCGTCCTGTACCGGCTGCCGAAGCTCGCCGAGGCCATCAAGAGCGGCGGGATCATCTACATAGTCGAAGGCGAGAAGGACGTCCAGTCCGTCGAGCGCGCCGGAGCTGTCGGGACCTGCAACATGGGCGGCGCCGGCGGCGGATGGCGCGAGGAATACTCCGAGTCGCTGCGAGACGCCATCGTCGTCATCATCGCCGACAAGGACAAGGGCGGCCAGCAGCACGCCCGGAACATCATGGCGAGCCTCAAGGGGGTCGCTGCGGCAGTCGAGATCAACGAGGCGGCCGGGGATCACAAGGATGTCACTGACCACCTGAACGCCGGACTGACGCTCGCCGACCTCGAGGTGACCCGCCAGGAAGACGACTACGAACCCGACCTCGCCCCGGACCTGTACGAGTTCCTGGCCATCGTGGACCCCCCGAGCGACTGGGTGATACCCGAGCTGCTCGAGCGAGGCGACCGGCTCATCTGGACCGGCTTTGAAGGCCAGGGCAAGAGCGTCGTCATCCGGCAGATCGCCGTCTGCGCCGCCGCGGGCACCCATCCGTTCACCCGCGAGCCGATCGGTCCGCAGCGCGTCCTGTTCATCGACTGCGAGAATCCTGACCGCAAATCCCGGCGCCACTTCCGCAAGCTCGAGGCCATCGCCCGGGCAAATGGATTCCCGGTCCCCGCGGGTGCGCTGCGCATCCTGCAGAAACCCGCGGGCATCGACCTGACCCGCGATGAAGATGCCGCGTGGCTGCTCGAGCGCGTCACCGCACATCGGCCCGACCTGCTCGTCTGCGGCCCGTTCTACCGGCTGCACGCCGCGGACACCAATGACGAGAAGGCTGCCCGGATCGTCGTTTCCGCGCTGGACGCCGCCCGGATCAAGGCCGACTGCGCCCTGATTACCGAAGCTCACGCCGGCCACGGCGACGGCGCAAACCGGAGCGTCCGCCCGACCGGCTCGAGCCTGCTCATGCGCTGGCCTGAGTTCGGCTACGGCATCAAGCCCATCGGCGAGGCCGACGAGAACGGGCGGTCGCGGCACGTCGCCGTCCTGCCCTGGCGCGGCCCCCGAGAAGAACGCCACTGGCCCCGAGAGCTGATCTGGGGCACGCACGAACTCGACTGGCCGTGGGTGTCAGCCGACCATCTCAACCTGCCGCCGCTCTAAAGGAGATCGACCATGAGTACCGACGTAACGCTGACCGGGCGGCTGACCCGCGATCCCGAGCTCAAGTTCAGCCAGGCAGGTAAGGCTGTAGCCCGGTTCTCGGTGGTGACCTCGCGCCGCATCAAGAACCAGCAGACCGGCGAGTGGTCCGACGCCGACACCACGTTCTGGGATTGCGTGGCGTTCGGCGAGCTGGCCACCAACCTCGCTGACTCGCTCGTCAAGGGAACCGGCGTCATCGTCACCGGCCACGCCTCGCAGGAGGAATGGACCACCAAGGACGGCGAGAAGCGGAAGTCCCTCAAGGTCGTCGCCGAGGACGTGGCCGCATCGCTGCGCTTCCACTCCGCGAAGGTCATGAAGGCCGGGCAGCAGACCGCGGACGCACCGAAGACCGCGCCGCGAGACGAGAACCCCTTCGCTGACGAACCGCCGTTCTAATGGACGCCACCGAGGGCGACTGGTATCACCGCGGCCCGTGCCACATCTGCACGGCGTGCGGCCGGAACGAGTGCTACGTGTGGAGCGACGACCTGAATCCCGAGGTCCACATCTGCGCGAGTGGCTGCGACGGGCTGCCTGCGGGGCTGGAGAGCGCCGCATGATCCTCACCGACGCCTGCCCGGTCTGCCCGCCCCCGTTCGACCGCCCCGGCTGCCCTGCCCTGACCGTCTCCCCGGCCGAGGGCAGCGGAACGGCCAGTACCCACGAGTGCGCGTGGTGCGGCTCGTCGTGGCGCCTGTGGAGCGACAGCTACGGCTTTCCCATCGTCCGCATCATCGACCCGGTGTCGCCTGCTGACGCGGAGATCCACCGGGGCGTGATAGCCGAGGCCCTGGCCGAGCAGGACCGCGAGCGCAAGAACCGGGCGGAGGCAGCGTGAACGCGGCACAGATGCGCGAGGCGCTCTGGAAGCACTACGCGGACCGATACGCCGTGCTGTTCGAGGTCTCCACGAACACTTACCCCGAAGTCACCCCCGTGGCGGGCGAGCCGCCGATCCGCACGTATCACCGCCGCCAGATCGACGTGCTGGCCGTGAGTACCGCCCGGCGCAAGGGCATCGGCCCGCTGGACCTGCTGGCGATCGAGGTCAAGGTGAGCCGAGGCGATTTCCTCGCCGACGTGCGGAACCCCGCGAAGCAGGCACCCTGGCGCGAGGTCGCGCACCGGCACGCCTACGCCACCCCGGCCGCGATGATCCGCCCCGAGGAAGTCCCGGCCGGCTCGGGCCTGCTCGAGGTGGCGCCATCCCGGCCCGGCTACTGGGACGTGAACTGGAAGGTCCGCGCCCGGTACGGGGAAACGCCGCCCGTCCTGCCGGGCTGGCTGACGCTCACGCTGGCCTACCGCATGTCCCGCGCCGAGGCGAAGCTCCGCGGCCTGTCCGGGGACGCGGGTGATGCCGAGTCGGCCGAGGATCTGCGCGGCGCACTGGTGAAGGCCCGCGCGGACCTGGAGACGGTGCGGGGCAAGTACCTGCGGGCGGTGGACGAGGCCTGCGAGTGGAAGACCGCGTTCGCCGCGACGGGCGGGGGCATTCCCTGCAAGTACTGCGGCAAGCCGGTCGTCCCGCGCACCCTCCGGGGCGGCAGCTTCTCGAAATGGCGGCACCGGGACGTGAAGGACAACGCGGCCTGCGAGCCGGCGCGCCTCGCTGTGAGCCGGTGGGCCGAGCCTGAGCCGGCCGACGACCTGGACCCGCCACTGGAGGCATCGTGACTACCCGCTACGAGCGGCCAGACCACCACGACACCACCGGCCAGACGACCACCGACCCGAACCGAGGAGACCGATGAGCACCGAACCGACCGCAGCCCTGCCGACGTGGGCCGAGATGTCCGATCTCGATAAGGGCGCTGCCCTGATGCACCTGCACAAGCGGGAATGGGAGGGCGACGAGTACGCGGAAGAGAACTACCCGGCCGAGTACTTCGATCACCCGGCCCTGACCGCGCTGAGTGAGCGCGCCGCCTGCCGTCACGCCGTGTCTGTCGAGGAAGCCGCGGACAATGCCGGGGCAACCGGGGGCGATGAGTACGAGCGGCTGTACAGCCTCGCTCTCGACGCCGACCGTGCCCGCTGGGATGCGAAGCACAAGGCTGAGACTGAGGCCGCAGCGCTGGAGGTTGCGCCGTGAGCACCGAGACCACCGCACCCGCCGCCCACAAGCACGCCTTCCCCTGCAATCCTCCGCGCGGATCGTTCCAGAACCCTGGCCCGTGCGAGTGCGGGAAGACGTACTCCCAGGACATGGCCGACCGTCAGCTAGCCGACGCCCTGGAGGGGCTGGAGATCGCCTACGGGTCGGCGCCGCGCAGCAGCATCGCCTGGTGCATCGCCTGGGGTGGCGAGGATGCCGACGACTGCGCGGGCCGGCTGGAGTACGACGACGAGGCCGAGGCCCGCGAGATGATCCAGTGGATCGAGTGCGGGTTCGTTGCCCGGCAGACCGTGATCAGGCTGCCGTGGGAGCGGGCATCATGACCGCCACCGAAACAGGACCGGATCCGCTGAGCCCAGCCGAGCGGGTCACGGTACTCCGCGAGCACCTGGAGCGGGAGAAGTCCCGCCGCCGCACCGCCGAGGCCGAGCTTACCCAGCTCCAGGACGCCAACCGGATGGTCGTCCGCACCCTCGACCGCTTCGCCACCATCATGGAGGCCGCCTGGATCGAGTTGCAGCAGAACGGCGCCGAGGCGGCCATGCGGTGGGTCGAGAACGCCGTGGAGCCCGACGTGCCCGGCTCGAATCCGGACGCGTGGGACGGCAAGGAGTCTGCGAAGGCGTGGTTCGACCGGGTGATGAACCCTGATGGCCACGACGGTCATTCCTGCTGTACCGGGTGCGGTCCCGGCTGTGCTTGCGGGGGAAGTCCGCACGAGACCGGGGAGGAAGTCCGATGAGCACCGCTTTCAGCCGCCCCGATCCGGGCGAGCTCTGGCGGCAAGCGGGCGGCGGCACGTCGGATTATGACGATGCCCGCTATCGCCGCCTGCTCCGGGAGCACTGGCTGCCGCCTGAGTCAGGCTTCCCCGACCCTGACCCTGCCGGCATGAACTGGGGGCTACTCCAGGAGCTTTACGGCAGGCCGCATCCGCTCATCTGTGACATCGACACGGACGGACTGGACTTCAGCATCGTTGAGCTGCTGCACGAGGCCAAGGCGGTACATCACCTGCT